GGAAAGAAATCAGCAGATGACATTCTTGCAATGATTCGTAACAGACAATCTTAAGGAGTTACATCATGCAGAAACCATTTGACTTAACTAAGTTCCGTACTGGCATCACTAAATCTATTAGTGGTATCAGTGCAGGATTCCACGATCCACAGGATTGGATTAGCACAGGCAATTACACACTAAACTACTTAATTAGTAGCGACTTTAATAAAGGAATTCCATTAGGAAAGGTTAGTGTTTTTGCAGGTGAATCGGGTTCTGGTAAATCGTTTATATGTTCAGGTAATATTGTAAAGGCGGCACAAGATATGGGCTGTCAAGTTGTATTATTTGACTCAGAAAACGCTCTCGACGAAGAGTGGTTGCAGGCACTTGATGTTGACACATCACCTGAAAAACTATTAAAAATTGGTGTTTCTATGATCGATGATGTTGCAAAAGCAATTTCAGAATTTATGAAAGACTATAAAGCAAACTACAGCGATCTTCCTTATGAGGAAATGCCAAAGTTAGTGTTTGTTGTTGATAGTTTAGGTATGTTGTTAACACCAACAGATGTAGATCAATTCCAAAAAGGTGACATGAAAGGTGACATGGGTAGAAAGCCTAAGGCATTAACTGCCTTGGTTAGAAACACTGTTAACCAAATTGCACCGTTTCCGATTGCTCTTATTGCCACTAACCACACTTATGCATCACAAGATATGTTTGACCCAGATGATAAAATCTCAGGTGGTCAAGGCTTTATCTATGCATCTTCAATTGTTGTAGCAATGAAAAAACTAAAACTAAAAGAAGATGAAGATGGTAATAAAACATCTACAGTGCAAGGTATTAGAGCGGCATGTAAAGTGATGAAATCACGTTATGCAAAACCGTTTGAAGGTGTACAGATTAAAATTCCTTATGAGACAGGCATGGACCCATATAGTGGCCTATTGGAAATGCTTGAATCAAAAGGCATTGTTGAGAAAGTTGGTAACAAACTTTCATATGTATCACCTGTAACCGGTGAGGAAATAAAGGAGTTCAGAAAAGGCTGGACTGGTGAGAAACTTCAGATAATTATTGACGAATGGGGTCAGAATCCGATTGCTCAAAACGAGTTAATCGACGATCCTATTGCAGATGATTTTGAACCAGAACCAGAGGAGTATATTGATGAATCCTGAAGTAGAACTACTTTATGAAGCATGGGATAAAGTTAAAGCATATATCCCTAAAAAAGATAAGTTGCATGTTGCAGAAGAATTAGTTCGTGTATTTGAAAACACCGTTGGCCTCGATGAGGTTGAGGAAGAACTAAACTCTTTTGATAGTGTAATGAAAGCGGCAATAGTTAGTCATCTAGATATTGGCTTCGAAGAAGAAGAAGATGACGACGATTACGAATATTAGGAACATACATGAGTACTTGGTATAACAAAGTTGTAAGCGATTTAGGAAATATAGTTCCGGCTATCGAATATTTTGAAAAAGAACTTACCGAAGCCAGGTATGAATGTTCGATCAAGGGGTCACTGGAGAGATCCAGTGCCTCCCTTCCTGGTATTACAGAATACCGCTTTAACCAACTACAAGAAATAGAAGCAATACTAGAACACATCAATATTGAACTTCGCAAGGAACGTTCTAAAACATTTCGTAAGTATTTAGAAAGTTATAATAGACAATTAAGTAGTAGAGATGCAGAAAAATTTGTAGACAGTGAAGACAGTGTAATTACATTGACACATGTAGCAAATCAATTTGCGTTACTGCGAAATCAATTTTTAGGTATCATGAAAGGATTAGATACTAAGCAGTGGCAAATAGGTCACATCACAAGACTTAGAACTGCTGGTATGGAAGATATTGTGATAAACTAATGAAACAATACAGATATGATTTAATTGATTGTTACGAAAAGACTTGGGATAATTTTGAGGATTTTACACAAACTTTAACCAAAGATCTTGTTTACGATTTACAAACCATATCTCCAGATCAAGTAAAAATAC